CCACCCGGACAACATCCGAGCCGGTTTCAACGATCACCCGGACGTGGTAATGACAGAGGTTTTGAATGGATGGGTGCAGCCAATCTCAAGTGTTATTGGCTCCAAAGAGTGGCAAGGCTGGGGGGATGAGTCCATTGATTTGGATGAGGACAAGCTCACATGGATGGCCATCGACATTTCACCGGATCGCAGAAATGCGGCATTGGTTGCAGCGCAAAAGCTCGGTGATGAGTCATTTGTTGTGAAGCTGTTGCACACATGGGAAAACACAATCCAGCTGGATGATCGGGCTGTGGCCAACGATGCAGCTAGTTATTGCCGCAAATACCCGATTGAGTATTTGTTGTATTCAAGGCGCACAACAGGTGCAATTGCAGCTCGTTTGTTGCCGGCAGGTATTCCCATCCACGACATGGACAGTTCATACCCACAAGCTTGCGATGAATTATTGGGAGCAATCAATTCAGGTCGTTTGAAGCACCGCAATCAAGCTGCATTGACAGAGCAAATGCTTTCAGCTGTGCAATTGCGTAGAGGCGATGGCGGTTGGGTTATTGGAAGGCGAGCCTCACAATCCAGCGTTGCCGCAGCTGTGGCCGCTGCATTATGCACACACTTTGCGACACGCCCAGAAACGGAAATCGACATTTTGGTGGGTTGATGCTTGACATTTTGAGAAAATAGGTGCATGGGATTATTTGATCGAAAACGCACCATTGAAACAGTCGCGCCAACGCGCGGAGCTGACATAGCTGCACAGATCGGCCCGGCTCCAACGCTCGATGCCTTTTTTCCATTTGGTGGAGCTGATTACCTTGCAACGCGTGAGGAAGCAATGAGTGTGCCAGCAATTGCTCGCGCACGAAACATGATTTGCAATTCAATTGCAACTGTTCCATTGGTAACACGCGACAAAGTAACCGGGCAAATTGTGGAACAACCTGTTGTGATTAATGAGCCGGATAAGCGAGTTCCGGGAGCGGCATCATGGGTGTGGGCGTGTGAGGATTTACTTTTTACAGGATTTTCGTATTTTATGATTCAATCCGTTTTTGCCGATACCGGCCGTGTGCGCGAGATGTGGCGCGTTGCTCCCAATCGCGTTGGTGTATTTCTTAACGACAAAGGCACACAAATTGAGTATTACACAGTAGATGGATCACAGGTTCCATTTACCGGTGTTGGCTCACTCGTTGTGTTTTATGGCAACGATGAAGGTTTGCTTAATCGTGCAGGTCGCACAATTCGTGCAGGTGCAGAGCTTGAAAGAGCTGCCGCAATGTATGCGCGCGAACCTGTGCCATCGATGGTTTTGAAATCTAACGGCACAGCATTACCAGCTGATCGCATCGCAAAATTGCTTGATGCCTGGGGTGCAGCTCGTAGAAATCGTGGCACAGCGTTTCTCAATGCTGACATTACAATGGAGACTGTTGGCTTTACACCGGAACAAATTGGCCTTAATGCAGCTCGTGAAATTATTGCAACAGAATTGGCAAGAGCCGTGGGAATACCGGCATACTTTATTGACGCGCCTACTGGGTCATCCATGACATACGCAAACGCCTCCACAGCGCGTCAAACCTTGTTGGACTTTTCGCTTTTGCCGCTGATGAATAGCATTAGCGGCAGGTTATCCATGCCAGATTTTACGCCACAAACACAGCGCGTTGAATTTGATTTGAAGGCGTATTTGCGCGGATCAGAAAAAGAGCGCGCAGAGATTTACAAAATTTTATTTGAAATCGGGGCAATCACCACCGATGAAATTAGACAAATGGAGGACATGATCTCATGAAGCTAACAACACCAATGCAAATCACGGCAGCGGATTCTGATGCTCGCACCATCACCGGTCGCATTGTTGCTTTCAATGAACACGCAAATGCATCGACAGGCAAGGTTGTTTTTGCTCGTGGATCAATCCAACCACAAGATGTTTTTTTGAACCTTGAACATGACAACACTCGCAGAATTGGGCGAAGCGTAGCCATGTCTGTAAATGACAAAGAAATCACGGCTACATTTAAGATTGCCAACACAACAGCTGGTACCGATGCGCTAACAGAGGCAATGGAAGGCCTACGCGATGGCTTTTCAATTGAATTGGCTGTTGATAATTATGAAATGCAAAAAGACGGCACAATGAAGGTCATCAATGGCCAATTGACAGCTGTTGCGCTTGTCACCGAACCAGCTGTGCGATCAGCTCGCGTTTCAGAAGTGGCAGCATCCGAGGATTCTGAAACTCAAGAAGTTGCAGAAATAACAAACCCAAATGAAGGAGACAAAGTGGAAAACACTACCGAACAAGCCGCTCCTGCCGTTGAACCGGTAGCAGCTCCAACACCAGTCGAACCAGTACAGGCATCACGACCAGCCTATTACACAGCACCACGATCACCGATTGTGGATAAAGTTTCATACCTTGAGCATTACCTTAAGGCAAGCATTTTGCACGATGAGGACAGCCGCCAGTATGTCAAGGCAGCTGACAACACCACATCAACAGCACCGGGCATGATTCCAACACCACAAAGCACAACAGTCATCAATGCGCTTGCAAATGCTGATCGTGGCATGATTGATGCAATTAGCCGTGAAACGCTTGTTAGCGAAGGCATGACTTTTGAAATTCCAAAAGTCACCGCTGTGCCTGTGGTTAGCCAAATCAATGAGAATCAAGCAATTGCAGAGTCATCATTATCTGCAACCTTCCTTTCAGTTTCTGTTAATCCTTTCAAAGGTCGCGCAATTTCAACAGTTGAATTGATTGATCGCAGCCGTCCAGAGTACCTAACAGCGTTGCTCCAGAATCTTGAATTTGCTTATGCAAAAGAAACTGATGAGTTTGTTACAGCTGCAATTGAAACAGCTGCAACATCAACACCACAAGCCGCAAACGATGCAGAAGGATTCCTTGGTTATACATCAGCGGCAACCGCAGCTGTTTATGGCGCATCACTAGGTTTTGCACGATCACTTGTTGTTTCACCTAAGCAATGGGGAAACATCATGGGTTACAACGACAATGGCGCACCTCTTTACAATGCGGCACAACCTAGCAATCAGGCCGGGTCTGTCCGAGGCGATTCATTGCGCGGTGTAGTTTCACCGGGGCTAAATCTTTATGTTTCACGCTCAATCGGTGTTGCTGGCACAACAACAGATGATGGTGACAGCTCAATGGTTGTTATCAATCCAGATTCTTACACATGGTACGAATCTCCACGCTTTACGCTACGCACCAACATCAACAGCGATGGAACAATTGACATCCTGTATTACGGCTATGGCGCACTAGCAACCAAGGTTGCAAATGGCGCACATTGGAACGCACTTCCATAATCCAACAATCACTATCGGTAGCGGTCGCTCCCGAACGCTACTGACACGAAAGGAACAGAAATGCCAGCGATAGTCACGGCCACACAGCTGAGGAACATCCTTGGCGTTTCTGTTTCCTTGTATTCTGATGCGTATTTGGACACAATAATTGACAGCGCAGAGCAAACGATTTTGCCGCTACTTACTCAATACCAATCATCGGTGACATTTGCCAATGTGGATGATTCCGTCATTTATTTCACCACAATGCGGCCAAATTACTTTGTGCCGGGTCAATCTGTTGTTGTTACCGGGGCCGGAACTTACAACGCGACTTACACAGTCACCGATGATCGTATTGAGCCTTACACCTTTACAGCTGCAACCAATGCGGCTAATCGTGATTATCCGTTGCCGTTTATTCCAGCGGCATTTGCCACATTAAGTGGATCATCGGCAGCCCAGCTGTACGCATCAACGCCACCAGTAGAAAACGCAATTTTGGTTGTGTCGGTTGAGATTTTTCAAAGCATCACAGCTCCCGGCAACCAAATTATGTCTGATTCCTTTCAGCCTCAACCATTTATTTTGGGGCGCAGCTTGACCAATAGAGTGGTCGGCCTTTTGGGGCCATTTTTGGATGTTGAGGCAATGTGCCAATGAGCATCCAAACAGCAATTCGCACACCACTCAAAACAGCTTTGTCATCAATCGCGGCCAATGTTTATAACGGAGTGCCGGAAACCATGACAAGTCCATCGATCTGTTTGATTCCGGATTCACCTTATTTGGAAACAGTTTTGATCAATGGCGCGACCACAAAAGTGAAAGTCAATTTGACTGTCACAGGCGTTGTCACTTATGCCAACAATGCAGCCGCGTTGGACAATTTAGAAACATTGATGATTTCAATCATTGGCGCAATGCCAGATGGTTATGAAGTACGAGATGTAAGCGCACCACAATCATTGGAAGTCGGAGCAGGTAAATACCTTGTTGCCGATTTACAAGTCAGCACCTATTACACCAACTAAGGAGAAATCATGCCAACCACAATCGTCACGGGCAGAGACATTACTTTCACCATTGATGGTGACAATTATGATGCTCAAGCTACATCTGCCACGCTTACAATTGATTCAACGATAAATACATACCAAACTTTAGACGGCAAAGCGTATTTTACGACAGATTCGCAAGGAACATTTGCCGTTGAAATGCTTGCCGATTGGCCAGCTGGTGGATCACTTTGCAACGCGCTATGGACAGCGGCAGACACCGCTCCAAACACACCATTGGCCGTTGTTTTTACAGCTGCATCAGGATCGGTTTTCAATTTTGATGTTCAACCAATTTTCCCATCAGCTGGAGGAACAGCACCAGATGCACAGACAGTTTCATTGTCATTTACCTGTGTTACAACCCCAACACTATAAATAAAGGAAATCGGGAGCAATCATGAAATTACCAATTACAATCGAATTTGTTGATGGCAATGCTGAAACATACATTGCACATCCGGCAGAGTGGGCAAAATGGGAAAACAAGACAGGCAACACGATTGGACAAGCTCAAGACAAAATGGGCGTGTCTGATCTGTTGTTCCTTGCATACCATGCAATGAAGCGCGAAATGGCTGGCAAAACAGTCAAGCCGTTTGAAGTTTGGTGCGAGACTGTCGCTGACATAATTGTCGGTGATGCAAGCCCAAAAGTTACACAGCCGGAAGCATAAATAGAATACTTTGGGAGGTAGCCATCGCAAGTGGCCAACCTGTCAGCGAATTCAAAACAGCTGAGGATTTATTAACGGCAATTGAGATAATGGAGAGGCGCAATGGCTAGTAAATCAACCAGAGACACCGGCACATTTTCTTTTGCCGTTGAGCCTTTAGAATTGAAAAACCTATTTTCGCTTTTGTCAGCTTTGCCAAAAGAGGTTCAAGGCGAGGTGAGAGATTCCGCTCAGCTCATGTCAAAACGGCTTGCCGGCCAGCTGATCCAATTTGGGCTTTTGTCTAGGACACCACAAGCAAAATTGGTTGTTCAATCCATCACCACACCACGCGACAGATTGATCCGCGTGGATGTTGGCGGTACAAAGCGTGTTGGCCGTAAATACGGAGGCAACACAAGCAAAAGCGGAAAGCGCACCAGCCAAAAACAGGCTCAAGCTGGTGCATTGTTGTGGGGTTCAGAATACGGCTCACACCCGGGCATCGATAGGCGCGGCCGTAAATACACAAACAGATTCAAGGTTGCCGCCAATCCCGGTGGTTATTGGATTACACCAGCTGTTGATTTTTACACACCAGTCGTTGCAAAGGAATACATTGCAATGATTCAAACGATTATCCGAGCGAATAGGTTGGATTGATGGCAAAAATTCCAAAGGTCACAGTCACTTTTGATGCCGATTTAGATCAACTCAAAAAAGGTGTCAAAGGTGCTACAACGGATGTTGATTCATTTTCAACACGCGTTAGCGATTTTGGCAAAAAAGCCGCTGTCGCTTTTGCCGCAGCTAGTGCTGCAATCGGTGCATTTGCCATTGCATCCGTCAAAGCTGCCGCAGAGGATGAAGCCGGCCAAAAGAAGCTTGAGGAGACAATCCGCAACACCACCAATGCCACAGCTGAACAAATTGCCGGAATCGACAAGTATGTAAGCGCACAAAGTATTGCCACCGCAACAACCGATGATGTGATCAGGCCGGCCTTGTCTCGCCTATTGCGCTCCACAGGCGATTTGACCAAAGCTCAAGAATTATTGACATTAAGCCAAGAAATTGCAGCGGCAACCGGTAAGCCTTTGGAAGCTGTAACAAATGCGGTTGCAAAGAGTTTCGATGGGTCAAACACAGCACTCACCAAATTGGGCGTTGGCATCGATGCTGCAACTCTCAAGACATTGACATTTGATGAAACACAGAAATTGCTCAACAAAACATTTGATGGCTTTATCAAAAATCAATCCGAAACAGCCGCTTTCAAATTTCAGCAATTATCAATTGCCATTGATGAAACCAAAGAGCAAGTGGGCGCAGCATTGTTGCCAGCTGTCACAGCTTTGACAGAATACATTTTGACCAATGTTGTGCCAGTCGTACAAAGCTTTGTTGATGGTTTGACTGGTCAGGATGGCCTGAAAAAAGGTTTGACTGAATCACAAAAAACGGCAATTGAGTGGGGCAAAAGAGTAAGAGGCCTCATTGAGACTGTTATTGATTTTAAGGATGAGCTTTTGATCGTTGCTGGAGTAATTGCCACAATTTTCGTTGCATCAAAAATTGCAGCTGGTGTGACAGCAACCATTGCTTTGATTAAGCTCATTACAGCCGCTTATGTAGCTTTAAGAAATACAGCATTGGCTGCTGCCATTGCCTCTCGTTTTGCGGTCAATCCATTTTTAGGATTGGCCTCAGCTGCCGCAATTGCAGCGGCAATCTATGGAGCAACAAAGATTTTTGATGGTCAGGATCAAGCTGCCGCTCCATCAACTGGATCAATTCCATTTGAATCCGGATTTGGCCCGGGAGCCGGTGGAGGTGGCACAGGAGGTGGCACAGGCGGTACTGGTGGGGTTACTGGAGGCACCGGGGGTACCGGTGGCGGTGGTGGGGGTGGCGGTGTCTCAGCTGTCGTTTCAAACGCTGCAACAGTTACAAAGAAGGCTGAACAGGTTGTGACGGACATTGCAGGTGCATTTGATGACTTTACAAGCGGCACGACAACATTGGCCGGCATAAACGCTGCATCAAATCGACCTTTTGCTTTTGGCACATCTGGAGTCAATACAAACACGCTTGCCGGAATTATGGCGGCCTCAAATCAACCAACAATCAATTTGACTGTAAATGGTGCAATTGATCCTGAAGGCACAGCTCGCACAATTGTCGATACTCTTAACAATTCTTACTATCGCGGCACAGGTGGCGCAACCAACCTGCAAATCGCATGAGCCTATTTAACCCAGTTTGGCGCGTAACCATTGGCGGTGTGCAATACCAAACCGCTATTTTGGCAAATTTAAGAATTCAGAGCGGCCGCACCAACATTTATGAGCAAGCACAGGCTGGTTACACAAACCTTGAAATCATCAACCTTGATCAATCAAATGTCACAATTCAAATTAATGATTCCGTCACAATTGAGCTGCAAGATTCGACAGCTACATTTGTGCCAATTTTTGGTGGATCGGTGGTTGAGGTTGGAATAGCCGTAGCAGAGGTTGGCAGCGTTGATTTTGCACAACGGATCAACATCATTGCATTGGGTGCTTTGGCGCGCTTGCCAAAGGCCTTGACCGATGGCGTTTTGCAACACGATTTTGATGGAGATCAGATTTTCACAATTCTAAATGAGGTTTTATTTGCATCATGGGATGAAGTACCTCAAGCCTTGACATGGGCAACCTATGACCCAACCACGCAATGGCAGGATGCAGAAAACACAGGTTTGGGAGAAATTGATCGCCCAGGAAATTATGAGCTTGCACAGCGATCATCAGAGCGTACTGATGTTTATTCATTGGTGTCAGCTTTGGCATCATCTGGATTGGGTTACATTTACGAGGATGCACAAGGCCGAATTGGTTACGCAGACAGCACACACCGAACCAATTATTTGGCACTCAATGGCTATGTGGAATTAACCGCCAACCATGCTTTGGCATCTGGCCTTGCCATCCAATCCAGAGCTGGTGATGTAAGAAATAACATCACGATTCAATACGGCCAAAACAGCCAAAATGAGACAAGTGCCAACGATCAGGATTCAATTGCAGAATTTGGCCAATTGTCACAAATCTTTGCAACTACATTAAGGCATCTGGCCGATGCCGAGGATCAAGCGGATTTTTATTTAGAATTGCGAGCATACCCACGATTTAATTTTAATAACATTACATACGAGCTTACCAATCCAGAGCTTGATGATTCTGATCGCGATAATTTGATCAATGTATTTATGGGGATGCCGGTTGAAATTGCCGACTTACCACTCAACATGAATTCTGGCGATTATTTGGGTTTTGTTGAAGGCTGGACATTTTCTGCCAGATACAATCAGATAAGCATTTCTTTGAATTTGTCACCGATCAGTTTCTCATTGCAAGCCATGCGATGGAACGATGTACCGGTGGTGGAGCAATGGAACACAGTCAATCCAACTTTGGATTGGATCAATGCCACGATTGTGGCGTAAGGAGAAAAACAATTGAGCAATCCAACTACACCATTTTCGTGGCAAATGCCGACAAACACGGATTTGGTTTCACAGCTTCCAGCCGATTTTGAGGTATTTGGACAAGCGGTGGCCACATCATTGGCTGACTTATTAGGTGGCACAACCGGTCAGGTTTTGAGCAAGGCTACCGGTACAGACATGGATTTCACATGGGCAACCTTATCTACACCAACTGTCATCAACCCAAATTTGGTAATTAATGGCAATTTTACAATCAACCAAAGAGGCTATGTATCAGCTGCAAACCTTGCATCAGGTGCGTATGGTTTTGATCGATGGAAATCCAATTTTACAAATACAACACTTACATTTACCTCAGCACCAGCTGGTCAAACTGTAACAATCAACAGCGGTGGTGGCTTGCAACAAATTGTTGAACAGGCAAATGTTCCGGCCGGAACTTATGTTTTATCATTTACAGGTACGGCAACAGGTCGTATTTACAACAGCGGTGCAACCCCACCGAGCTATGCAGCAAGCCCAATCAGCTTTACGGCAGATGGACTGGCAAATGTTGTTGTCGAATTTACAGCCACAGGTGCCACAAAAACTTTGGGTGAGGTAAAGCTTGAGGAAGGCACAGCCGCAACTGGGTTTAGTTATGCGGGCGGCACAATCCAAACAGAATTATCAAATTGCCAGCGTTATTATTTCAAGGACGCAAAGGTTGTTGGTCAGGATGGTTATGCTCAAAATGCAACAACCATTTATTTTAAGTATTACCATCCAACTACAATGCGCACGACCCCAACTTATACGCAAACAGGTGCCGCAAGTTTTTCATCAAATACATCGGCCACAACCTTTACAACTGATGCAAATGGATCAAATGAACTTTCAACAAATTTTTATTTTCTTGTTGGTGCATCAAATGGCTATACTTATTTATACCGCACAGTGGAGTGGAGCGCAGAACTATGATCAAATACACAATTAAACAAGATCAAATGGGTGTTGATTACATTGAAGCAATCGATGGTGACACTTTGATGATCATCCCAATCAATCTCGAAAACAAAGATTATCAACGCTATTTGGAAAGCCTCAGTGAGTAATTTTCCACAAGGCACATTGCCGCGTTTGATTCAGGTTGCGCTCGCTGAGGTTGGCACAGCTGAAACCGGCAACAATGAGACAAAATACGGCAAACACATGAAAGCCGACAAGCTGCCATGGTGCGGTTCATTTCTTAATTGGTGTGCCGATCAAGCCGGAGTAAAAGTGCCAAATGTGGTCAGCACTCGTGCTGGAGCTGAGGCATTTAAGAAAAAGAAGCAATGGCACACAACACCAAAGATTGGTGATTTTGTTTTCTTTGATTTCATCATCGATGACAAAACGACAATCAATCACATTGGCTTGGTGATTCGATGTTCAGAAAAACAGATTGTGACAATCGAAGGCAACACATCAGGCGGTGGCGATCAGCGCAATGGTGGCGAAGTCATGGTCAAATCAAGAGCTTTGGGAGCACGCTCATTTGTAGTCGGTTACGGCCGACCAACTTATGAGCCGTTTTCCGGTGATTTGCCGGATCGACCAAAAGGAGAAAAATAATGGAGCAAGCAAAAGCAATTGCAGCATCATGGGCGCGGTCATACATTGCCGCAGCTTTGGCCGTGTACATGGCCGGTGGATCATTGGAGCAAATGGCAATGGGTGGCGTGGCAGCTGTTGTGCCGGTCATTTTGCGTTGGCTCAATCCAGCTGACAAATCTTTCGGGTTATCGGGGAAGTGACTCGGAGATCACTCGCGGCAGGTTTAGCTTTGATCCTTTCGCTAAGCCTTGCCGGGTGTGGTTACGATGGATGGGTCAGATACCCATGCCAGCTGCACGAGAATTGGGAAAACAAAGAGTGCCAAAAGCCGCAATGCAAGGTGACTGGTACCTGTACGGAGGATTTGATCGGGGATGGCTTTGAAAAGTAAAGAGCGATTGAGTCAAGAGGACATAAAGGCCCGGCTCATGTTTCTCATTGGCGCGGTGCTGGCCATTGTTTTTCTAATTGTTACATTGGGCATTACATACGCATTGATTTTTGTGACTCAACCTATTGGCGCACAAGCTCCCAATGATGCGGCTTTCATCGATCTGCTCAAGACTCTCGCCATTTTTCTGACAGGCTCATTGGGTGGCGTTTTAGCATCCAACGGCTTGAAAGATAAGCACAAATCAGAGTATGAGAAAACACTCGAAAAGCGTTTTGGCGGTAGCGACACGCCATGATTTAGGCGTGATTGTTGAATTTGTTTGCTTTGCCTGTCACTCTTTATTTGGGAGCAGATCAGCTGTTCCCAGAATCGGGAGCAACAAAATGAACGAAGCATCAATTGTGATCTTTATGATTATCGCTGGAGCCTTTTGGTCGATCATGTCTTATTCGGTCGGATTTAGAGAAGGCCAGCGGCAAGGCTACACACGAGGCCGGGCGGTATCTCGCCACATTTCACAGTATGAAAAGGCGGCCGAATAATGTCATTTATGGATAACTATGAAGGAAACAAAGATCGCACAGATCGCTGGATTGCTACATTTCCGCAAGGTAGGCTTGAGGCGCACATTATTGAATTTAATGCCGAAAAAGGTTATGTGCTGATACAAGCTAAGGCATGGCGCAATCAAGATGAAACAGAGCCGGCCGGGGTTGATTACGCTTTTGGCTATCGTGAGGCGTATCCGGAAAAAATGAGGCGTTGGATGATTGAGGATACAACCACCTCAGCTTTGATGCGCGTGATGGCTTTGCTCATGGGTGGCACAGAAAAAAGCACGAAAGAAACCATGGAAAAGGTCAATACAGCTGATGTTTATGATCCATGGGCAACTAAATTTGGCGATGTGCCAAGCTACAAAACAGCTGAGGAAGCTGAAATGTCTGGAACACCATCATTTGGATCATCACAGGAATCACCAGCTTTACCAGAGTGCAACCATGGGGCAATGCGTTGGAATCAAAGCAAGCCGGAAGCACCCAAATCATGGGGCGGCTACTTTTGCACCGAAAAGCTAAAGGAGCATCAATGCACACCGCGTTGGTATGTATTACGAAGCACCGGTAAATGGGAGCCTCAAGTATGAGCGATTACATGGAGATCATCAACCCACAGTCAATGACGGCTCGTTTGTATTATCAAGGCGAGATCGTGTCAGAATACAAAATTGAGCAATGCGACAAATGTTCACAGCTACGCAAATTTGATAAATTTGGCTATCAAAAAGGCTATGACAAAACAGACAACATCATTTGGTTTTGTGGTGATTGCAGATGATCGACCGCATTGAGGAGGTTCAATGCATGATTGCAGCAATTTCACATTGCCATGATCGAAGCGCAGATCACAGCTCAAGAATTGTGCGAAACCTGTCATGGTTTGAGTATGTGGCTCAAAACGCTGAATCCATGGTGTCTGAGTGGGTAGTGGCAAAACGATTGGGTTATGACTACACACCGGGCATTACATGGGATAAGTCAAAAGCCGATGTCGGAGATCACATTGAGGTCAAATGGTCACCCAATCCACACTCAAATTTGTGGATTCAGGAATCAGATCGCCATGATCGTGACATTGCCGTGCTTGTTACAGGCAACTCACCCAAAATGCACATCGTTGGATGGATGCCGGTGGCTGTGGCCAAAAAACCACGCTATCGCAATGCATCACAAAACAATTGGAGTGTGCCACAAATTAACCTGCAACCCATTGAGACATTGATGAGGAGTAATTATGCACATCCTTATGTTTGATTGTTCAATCTGTAAGAAGCTTTACGGCAAGCCTAAGCAACGCCATGGCCTTAAAAAAGGTGCTGAACTCACAGCTCATGAGTGGTTTGCACAATGCATGGGATGTGGCACATTTGGAATCAAGATTGTTGATGATGCAAGGATCGGGGAACTAGCTGATGGCTTACTATGAATTCAAATGCTCGGTGTGCAATACGACTTATGGAATTAATCGTGACATCAATGCAGATGGGGATGTAGCTGCTCCCAATTGCAGCAAATGCGGACTCACAATGGAGCGCATTTTCAGCATAACTGGTGCTGTGTTCAAAGGTACTGGATGGGGTAAATCATGATTAAGTTATCCACAGGCTTTGTCCACAAGTGTGCGAAACCTGTTGGAATCGCCCAAGATTACGCTCGCTCCTTGACATGGTTGCTACCATCAACACTCGTTGGCGAGCCGGTTCACCGGATAGCTCGCAGACGATGTTTGGTGGTTTTGGCCGTGCTTTGTGTAATGGGGATTACACCGGCTGTGGCAACAAAAGATGTGAAACAAGCATCGATTGATTCTCTTAAACTGTATGCACACTCAAGGATTATCAGCTATAAAGAATTCCAATGTTTTGAAAAGCTGATAACAAAGGAAAGCAATTGGCGTGTGGAAGCAATTAATCCAAACGGCAATCATTTTGGTTTAGGCCAAATGCGTAATACAAAATACAGAAACCTTGATGGTTATCGCATGATTGACTGGAGCATCGTTTGCGGCTTGTGGTGTTGATGTTGCAGCTGTTTCAATTGCAGCTGTAACAAACTC